TCCATGGATTCTTCTTCTTCTGATTCTTCTGATTCTTCTTCTGATTCTTCCATGATTTCTGCATTTTCTGACTTCCATTCTTCGTACCACTCTTTGACTTCATTCCAAGTTTTTTCAGTCACCGTTTCTAAAATCATTTTGTCCAATTTGTCTGTGATCATCTTGTTGGTTGGAGCGGCATCTTTGGCCATCTTTAATATTTCAATGTCATTGGCTTTGTCCTGTATGGAGAATGATCTAGGATAACTGATTTCACCATCAAATGCAGAACCTTCATATTGAGACCATATGTCCCATATCTGTTCTTCTGCGTTTTCCATATTAGCCGCAAAATCTGACAATTTCGCCGCCAGCATCTGAAACTCTGTCTGAAGCCCAACTCCTGATAATCTACGAGACTCAATTGATCGTATTCCGCCAAGACACGCCATTCTATCAATGGCTTCAATTTTTCTTGTGATTGAATTCAATACTGATTCAATGCTGGAACCATTTGGCTGAAGCAAATAAGGACGCAGTGCTCCATCCAAGTTTTGTGGCAATTGAATGATTGAACCTGCTCCTGCAGATGCTTCTGTATCCACAGTCTTAACCAGTGTGGGGTGATTGGTCAATCTTATGATCTGTTCAATCTCTGAATATTCTTCATAGATCATCTTTTGGAAATCGGCAATATCACCCACCGTCGAAATTCCAATTCCTCTTATATTGCTTCTTTTAGCATACACGCACACAGCAGGAATTCTGCCCAGTGTGTTGGCAAATGTTTCCACATATTCGCCTCTTTTGTCTTTGCCAAATATCTTATACACATTGATTTCATCTTTGGTGTATTCTCTCACATATTGTTCATCTTCTATGATTTCTTCTCTCACTTTCAAGTAAGTCAATTCATATGAACCGTTCAATTGTCTTTCATACTTCCAATCCAACACATTGTCTGGTGTAAACATTGACACATAAGGTCTGATATTTTGTTGTAATTGTTCTGCTCTTGTGTTGACCTGTGTGGTTGGTTTATCTATAATAACCCAGCAATTGCCATACACCATGGCAAATGTGCTGACATCTTTGATGAATGAATCAAATGATCTGCCATCCAAATCAGCATCTTTTAAGAATGCTTCAAGGTTTGGATTGTTGGCAAGACTGCCTGCATCTCTTTTAGGATTTTTTCTAAACAAGAAACTGGTGTAAATGCCTGTGATACTGTTAACATGGTTGTCCAATGCAACCTGTCTCAATCTTTTTTCGTAATCGTCTCTTGATTCATAGTAGTAAGGTTCCATGTATCTGCCCATGAAATAATCATAACCACCATGATATGAATCACCCAAAAATTGCCATCTATTGTAGTAATACTTGTAAGCCGCGTGAGCATCTGTGATATAATCCACAGCGTATTTGGAATCTCCTTTGATTAATCTATCTCTGATAACTGGCATTAATTAACTCCTTTTCCGAAAGTCCATCTTGTGGGTTGTTGATGATTGTATTCTCTTTGTACTGGATATAAAAAATTAACAAGATAACCCACAGCATCTGACATATGAGTGTGTTCATTGTTGTCTATGATTGATGAATTTGGTTTATACTGCATGGATTCTAAACTCTTTATGATCTGTTTGCATCTTGGGTCAATGAATAATGATCTGTGTCCTTTTGAACTTTTTAATTTACTATTTACAGCATTTACCCTGTCTCTTATGGCAGGATTGGCTGGTCTGTAATTCACTCTAAATCCTGCATTCTGTAATATTGAAATATCTGTCTTGCCACCTGCTGATGTTTTTCTTTGTGCTCCACTGGCATCTGGATAGATGGTGATTTTTGATGCTGGATATCTTCTTTTTAATTCATCACAGATCTGTTCTGTGTTGGATTCATTCACACTGATTTCATCTATGAAATATATGATGTTGTTTTTGATCACACTGATGGCCACACTCATGGGTGAGTAATTGAAATCCATGCCCGCGTGTATTTCTGTGGTTTCTAAACCTTGTGTGGCTCTTACACATTCTTTTCTATCGAATGAATAATACACCATACCTGAAAAAGTTAAGAATGATGCCAAGTATTCCTGTTCAAATGTTCTTTGATCAAGATCTCTACGAGCATCTGCTATTTCTGATTCATCCACCTGACCACCATCTATGGTTCTGAATGAAAAGGCTTCCCAACCTTCTGTGTGCAGTGCTTGTGAATACATTGTATGAGAAAATGAACCCACTCCGCGTGGTGTGCCTATTGCCAGCATCTTGCCTTTACGATCTGATAGTGTGGGTCTCAACACTGCTGTGAATACTTCTGGATTCAAGTCTTGATATTCATCCAACACAAGAAAATCTAAACCAACACCTCTGAGTGCGTCTATGTTCTCTGCACCTTTCAAGTATATTTTAGATCCTGATTTTAATCTGATGGTTAATTCTGCTTCGTTGGTTTGTTCAACCCATCTCAGTTCTTTCAGTTTGGTTTTTAATTTTTCCCAAGCAATAGATTTTGCCATTCTGTAACTGGGTGCCACATACATAACTTCTTGATTCGTTTTGGCGGCGTGCTTTGCTAATTCACGGAGAGCCACATGGGTCTTTCCGAATCGCCTTCGACGCCCGCACACAGCAGTACGAAATCTTGCTTCTGAATCGCAGATTTTCTTTTGTGCTTGTGTTAAGGGCATCTCCAAAGTCTCCTATTCGTTGTCGTTCCAAGGTAATGGTTGTGTGCCTGCTTTATCTTCTGGAGCATCTTTTTGTCCAAGATATTGCTTGCCTAGCCATACCTGCATTTTTGTATCACCATTGAGTGCTTTTTCAAATTGAGCTCTTCTCAATGATTTCTTACCTGATTCTTTGCCTTGATCAATCAATTTCTGATATTTCTTTTTTAAGGCTTTTATACTGATCCCCACTGCTTGTGCAATCTCGTGATCTGAACACATGATAGACGCCAATCTATGAATAAGATCTTTGTCTACTTTTTTGCCTCGGTGATGATCTTGTTCTTGATTTTCCATTATGCTAATTGTCTCTCCAATACTTTAATTCTAAAGTTTCTTGAATCTTGTAATCCATTTGTGGTCACAACTCTGTATTCCACATTGTAAATCTTGCCTGCTGTGCCGCCTGTGATCTTTTGTGTGACCAATGTGCCATTGCTGATGGTTTCTGCTCCTGATTTTGTGAGTGGTGCGGCATCACCTGCTATGGTTTCTATGTTGATGGTGGCAGTGACCACAGTGTCACCTGTGGGAAGCCAATTGGCCCACGATAGTGTGTAATCTAATAATGCATATGGATCTTTTTCTATGTAAAATCCTGCTCTGTCTTGTTTGAATCCTGTCAGTGTTGCCATTAACCTTCTCTCCTGTCTAAAATACCTGGTTCATCCACGAGATTAAGATGTTGAATCTCATAAGTTCTTGTTTCACTTGGCACCAAATACGATCTGGTTTCTTGTTGTAAGATATTTATACGAGTCTCTGATTGAATTGGGAACACTCTGTAAGGTTCTATGGCAAATTGACTGCCAATGATCAATGTGGATAGTACACCTGTTAATTGTGGCTGTGCCTCTGCCAAATAACCACCAATTGTTGTGGTTGTCATCACACCTTGCAGATCGAATTGACCTCCTCTGGTTATTTTAACTGCTGGCACAGACAGAGTGGCTTGACCCACAAGATTGGCTGTGCCACCTTCCACAATGATGGCATCAAATGTCAGTGTGCTTTGTGCTGTGAGATTGAATGTGCCTTCTGCTAAAATGTCTCCCACATTGAGAGTTGCGCCTGCACCTTGCAGTGTGAAAGAACCTTTGGCTTGAAGATCACCATCTGTGATGATTGTGCCTTGTGCTTGAAGTGTGCTGACTGCTTCTGCTTTGAGATCTGCTCTTGAAACGGTGAAAGTGCCTTGTGCTGATTGTGTGCTGACACCTTCTGTGAGTGCTTGACCCACGATGCTGGCTGTGAAACTGCCCAGAGGAATGATAACCCCTGATCCCACTGCATTGCCCAGTATGGTGGCGTTTAAAAGATCAGTGAATGAGGCTGTGCCTGCAAAATCTGATCTGGCTGTGGTGGCAAGAATGCCTTGTGCTGTGAGATTGAATGTGCCACCTTGAAACGATTCTCCAACAGCAATGAAATTGTCTTGCCAGTATTCCTGTTTGGGTTCCTGCCATGTGCCCATCTCGTCCCAAGTGAGACCAGACAGATTGGCTTGCAGTGTGGCTGATGAGAATTGATTTCGACCAGCCGTGGCTGTGAGTGTGCCTTGGGCTGTGAATGATGCAGAAGCGTCTCTGGTGGCTTCCACATACCCAAGGGTCACATATCCGTCTTGTACATAGAGAATATCCGCCACTGGTCAATCTCCTCGCGGTTACGCAAGAGATAGTGTCAAGTTTCCAGTGCTAATTTGGAAAGAATCTCCATCTGCTATTGTCTTCTCTGATGCGATAGATCCATATGCTATGATTCCGCCCTGACCTGCTG